CGAGATTAAAGAGATTGAGCAAATGATTAGGGATAGTTATCAGGAACCGCCCCAGTTTTTAGTTGGCTAGACCCTACAAAGAATTGTGGAGGATGTAACTTTACTAAATAAGGTTATAAACTTCACGGAGGTTACAATGAAAGTATATTGTATGGAGAATAAATTGAATGGCAAAAAATATGTTGGTGTTACTACAAAAACAATTGATGAAAGATATGAAAAACATATCCAAGGAAGTCGTTCTAAAGGAAAGAAACTAGATATACAAAAGGCCATTAAGAAATATGGAGAGGAAAACTTTACCATTAAAGAAATAGATTCCGCCTCAACATATGAAGAAATGATGGAAAAAGAGAAATACTGGATAGTAAAATTGGATACCAAAAACAAAGGATATAATGCCACAGATGGTGGTGAAGGTTCATTAGGTAAAGTATTATCAGACGAAACTTTGAAAAAAATGTCAGATAGTATGAAAAAATTATACCAAGAAAACCCTGATCAAAAAAAGGTTATATCCGAAAAAACAAAAGAGGGAATGACCCGTTGGTGGAATGGTCTATCTGAAGAAGAAAAAGAAGATTATAAAAAAAGGTGTTCTAAAAGGCCGGAAGGATGGGTTCAACCAACAGGTTGGACTTATACACATTCAGAAGAGGCTAAAGAGGCTATACGGCAGGCAAACCTGAATAAAGTATTATCTGAAGAAACAAAGAAAAAAGTTAGTAAAAGTCGTAAGGGTAAAGGAACGGGTGAAAAAAATTCCATGGCGAATCCTGAAAATAGAAAGAAAGTGTCTCAGTCCAAAATAGGAAGAAAAAGAGTGTATCAACCAGATGGTTCATTTAAATATTTATTTCCGGATCAGGTAGGAGGCTAACATCGCTACCAATCGTTATTTTCAGAATTTTCCGTCCGAAGAAAGAGTAACAAACGAATATCTACTTATGGAAGATGTTATTGTGGAATCTATACAGATAATGGGTCATAATGTCTATTATGTTCCTAGAGAGTCTTTTGATGAAGGAGATATGGTTTTTGGCGAATACTCCAAGAGTGCCTTTAACAAAGCATATCTTATTGAGGCCTATCTCTCTAATGTCACCGGGCATGAAGGTCAAGGTGATTTCTTCTCCAAGTTCGGATTAGAGATCAGGGACACAGATACGTTCGTCCTTTCGCGTAGGTCTTTTCTCAATACACTACCAGGTTCTATCAGACAAAGACCTCAAGAAGGAGATTTGGTATATATTCCTGTCCTTCATAAGATGTATGAGATCAAATTTGTTGAACAAGAACTAATGTTTCACTCCATAGGTAAAAGATTACCATTTGTCTATGAGATGAGATGTGAAGCATTCCGTGGTGACCAAGCACCTATCAACACAGGTATTGAAGAGATTGATCAAGTTGGTATTGATAATAACTACAGCATGGCACTAAATCTATCTCAAGTTGGGCCTAATAAACTTGATTACCTTGTTGGTGAAAATGTTTATCAATCATCAAATGGTAATTGGAATGGTGCATATACAAAGGCCACTATCAAAGAATGGTTTGCGTCCAATAATACCGTTTTAGTTTATAACATTATTGGTGAGTTTGAAACTAGTGCCAACTTGATTGGTAATACAAGCCAGGCAATATACAACTTGGTTGGATATGATAATAAAGAAAATCATACATTCTATGAGATGTTTGATAATAAACAAGTAAATACGGATGCAGGCGTTATACTTGACCTATCCGAAACTAACCCATTTGGAACACCATAATGTTAGGTAATAGTCCTTTTTATCATCAACTAACACGTAAAGCAGTTGTTCTTTTTGGACGGTTATTTGATGATATAACATTGGTTAGAAAGAATGATCAGACAGGTGTAGAAACAAATCGTTTTTTGGTACCTATTATCTATTCACCAAAAGAGAAGATGGTTACTCGTATTTTTTCCGATCCAGATTTACTACGTCAGGTACAAACAATTCTGCCTAGAATGGGTTTTGAGATTACTGGTATATCTTATGATGCATCCAGAAAACAAAACTCACTTTTAAAAGCAGCAAGATCCAATACCACAACCCATGTTACAGCATCTTATATGGGTGTTCCTTATGATATTAATTTTCAATTGAATATCTATACCCGTAATATAGACGACGGTACTCAGATTGTAGAACAGATTTTACCATTCTTTAATCCAGATTTCACGGTATCTACTAATATGATACCAGACCTTGGCGCATTGAAAGATGTTCCTATCATTCTCAATAATGTTTCAAATGATATCCAGTATGAAGGTGATTTTGATTCGGTAAGATATGTTAATTGGACACTTAACTTTACCATGAAGATGTATTACTATGGCCCAATCTCTTATCCAAAGATCATTCGTACCGTTTATGCAAATATTTACAACAATCCAAGTTTGCAAACTGGATATATCACAAGGATAAATACTTCAAATACTAGTGGAACGTTTAAGATAAACGATACTGTTTTCCAGGGTAATAGTTATCATACTGCTACTGCGACAGGTATTGTGGTTAGTTTCAATAACACACTAAATCAGTTGGTAATAGGTGCTACACAAGGATCGTTCAAAGTCAATAATACTATCCATGCGGTTTCCACCAATGGTGTTTGTACCTTGGATTCATTTTATGTAGATCCACTAAAGTTGGCGCAAATTACTATTACACCTGATCCTATTAATGCTGATCCAACAGACGATTACGGATATAATATTGATATTATAGAGTGGCCTGAAACAGAAACATAAATAGATAAACAAATAGCGGAAAAGGCACAATGACACAGCAATATATTAACATTGGTACAGTAGCAAATGATGGTACCGGCGATGTAATGAGAGATGCTTTCACTAAAGTTGATAATAACTTTAGTGAACTTTATTCAACAAGTGCAAACTTAACTTCTAATATTTCAGACCTTTCTAACAATGTTAATACCTATGTTAATACTCTTTATATACAAGTAGGTCAATCAAATGATCTATCAAATACCGCAATTTTGGATGCCGGTTATGCCGCAAATACTGCCAATGCTACGAAAGCAATTGCCAATACCGTAAATTCTGCATGGAATCTTGCTAATTCGGCATATGACTATGCTAATGGCACCGTAGTTAGAACAAACTCCATTTATGCTCTTACTAATTCTTCTTATAATGTTGCTAATGCTGCCTTCGCCTTTGCAAACTCATTACCTTTGGGTGGTGCTATAATCAATGCTGCGGCCGCTTTTGATCAAGCAAATTTAGCATTTCAATTGGCCGGAGAAGCATTTGATCTTGCTAACGTAGATTATAATTTGGCCATCAGCGGAATTGCAAATGCTGCTTCTGCTTATAATTTTGCTAATGGTGTTTCGGCAAATACCACTTCCGCATATCGTGTAGTAAATTCTTCTTACACTGTAGCAAATTCTGCATATAATACAACAAATGCCGTTTATTATTTGGCAAATGCATCTTTTGATAAAACAAATGCTGCCTTCTCTACCGCCAATACAAAAGTCAATACTGTTAACGGAATTTGCACAGGCACCTTTACCGTTCAAGGTTCATTATCTGTCCAAGGTTCTTCATCGTTTGCTGGTTATCATACTATTGATAGTAGTGGAGCTATTTTCAGAACAAGTGGTGCCGGTTATGGTATAAGAATTTATGCTCCAAATGGAAGCGGATCAGGTATCCTACAATTTACCGATTCATTCCAATCGGTACAATGGGGAACAATATATGCAAGTAATACCGAACTTGGTGTTGTTTCAAGTATAAATGTTCCTGTTCGTGTTAAAGTAAATGGATCTACAGTAGGTTCATTTAGTAGTTCTGGTATGACCATCACAGGTCAAATTTGGGCCACTGATAACATTACTGCTTATTATTCTTCTGATATAAAACTAAAAGAAAATATTGTTATTATTGATAATGCCCTTGATAAAGTAAAACAGATACGTGGTGTTTTCTATGATTGGTCGGATGATTACATCAAATCACACGGTGGTGAAGATGGTTATTTTGTAAGAAAACACGATGTTGGTGTTATCGCACAAGAAGTGGAAAAAGTCTTACCAGAAATTGTTGCTGATAGAAAAGATGGCACAAAAGCAGTAAGATATGAAAAAATAATTCCTTTACTAGTTGAGGCTATCAAAGAACTTTCTGATGAAGTTGAAAGATTGAAGAATGCCTCTTCAA